CCGGGCTGGTGGCGCAGGAGATCGAGGAGTGGCATCCCGACGCGGTGTTCGTTGATGCGGGCGCAGGGAGCGGGATCATCGACCGGCTGCGCCAGCTCGGGCACACCGTCATGGAGGTCAATTTCGGCGGCAAGCCGATGAGCGCCCGGTACGTCAATCGTCGGACGGAGATGTGGCACCTGATGGCCGAGGCCGTGCGGGCGGGCCTCGCGGTCCCCAACATCCAGGACCTGAAGCTGGAGCTGGCCACACCCACCTACCATTTCGATGCACAAAATCGCATCGCCCTTGAAACCAAGGACGAGATCAAAAAGCGGATGCCGGGAGGCGCGTCACCCGACATCGCTGACGCCCTGGCGCTCACCTACGCGATGCCCGTGGCCCCGCGGCGCACCGCTCCGGTCGGGCCTCCCTCTCTCCAGGACTACAACCCCTACGACGCCCTGCGCTAGAAAGCCGTAACCGTTCCAGCAGTTTTCCGGGGTAGGATGCCCTTGCATGGACGTGATCTCCTTCCGACGGGGCGGGTGGCATTGTTACGAGGTGACTCGTGACGGTGCCCCCGTCCTTTCCGCCAGATGGCGGCGGCGGGGCGATCACGCGGAGCTGCACCACGAGATGCAGCAGGCCACACCGGAGGCCGTTCATGAGGCGCAGAGGCTGTTCCAGCGGATCCAGGACGAGTGCAGGGACGCCGGGTGCGCGACGATTGCAACGGCCGCGGAGTACGACCCCGTCAGGCTGCGGTACTGGAAGCTGATGGGATTTAGAACCTTCGGAGCCGTAAAGGAGCTATGACATGGGACTCGAACTTGGGTTTGCGGCAATCATGTCCTTAATCAGCGCGGCAACTGCGGGGGTGGGCACTGCCGCCGGAATCAAGCAGGGCATGGCCGCCGCGGACCGGCAGAAGGAAGCGCAGAAGAAAGCCGAGCAGGCGGCCAATGCCAAGAGACAAAAGGCTCCGAATCTGAACGCCATCCTGGCCGCAGCCCAGGCGGCCGCGAAGGGCGGGGTAGGGTCCACGATGCTCACCGGCCCTACGGGTGTGAATAACATCTCCCTGGGGCGCACCTCACTTCTCGGATAGGGGGATCAAATGGACATCGCAACGATCAAACTTTCATGGACCGCCGGGGCGCTTGGGGCGGTGACCGATATGCCAGTCAGCATGGCCCCCTATAAAGACCGGTTCATGCTGTACTCTGTTCAGACTGCTCCCGACGGCACCGTGGCCCCCACCGGCAATTACAAGGTCGAGGTTGTGAACGCGGAAGGCTGCGATCTGCTCGAGGGCGGGGGCGCGGGCCGCTCGGCCACCGTGACCCAAATGAAATACGCCGCGATGGGATCGATCCCGAGGGCCGTCCCGATCACGGGTGACCTGACGGTGAAGGTCTCCGCGAATGCGGTCGTGGGCGCGAAGGGCGACATCTATCTGCATCTGGTTTCCTAAGAGGCCGACATGGCGGACGTGAAGGATTCCCCGAAAAGGGACAAGCTGCTCAATCGGCTGACTGAACTCACCCAGGAGCGGTCATCGTGGATGTCGCACTGGGAGGAGATCAGCCGGGTGCTGCTGCCGCGCTCCGGCCGGTTTTTCACGTCCGACCGTAATCGCGGAGAGAAGCGGCACAACGACATCTACGACAACACCGGCACTCGCGCCCTGCGTGTCCTGGGGGCGGGGATGATGTCGGGTGCCACCTCGCCTGCCCGGCCGTGGTTCCGGCTCGCAACGAGCGATCCCGAGCTGAATGCGTTCCACCCGGTTAAGTTGTGGCTGGCCGACACCACAGCGCTCATGCAGCGGGTCTTCCAGAAATCGAACACCTATCGCGCCCTGCACTCCATGTACGAGGAGCTGGCCGCCTTCGGGACGGCCGCCACCGTGGTCACCCCCAATTACGACACGGTGATCCACGGCTACTCCATGACGTGCGGGGAGTACGCCATCGCAACCAATTTTGAGGGACGGGTGGACACGCTCTATCGGGAGTTCGAGCGGACGGTGGGCGAGATCGTAAAGGAATTCGGATACGAGAATTGCAGCGCCACGGTCAAACGCTTATACGACACGGGGGCGCTCGGCACCTGGGTGGCCCTGGTCCACGCCATCGAGCCGCGCAAGGACCGGGACATCCGGAAGAAGGACAGCAAGAATATGCCCTGGCGCAGCGTTTACTTTGAGAAGGCGAGCCAGGAGAACGAGTGCCTGCGGGAGTCCGGCTTCATTGAGTTTCCCGCCCTCTGCCCGCGGTGGAGCGTCTCCGGCGGGGACATTTACGGCAACAGCCCGGGGATGGAGGCGCTGGGCGACATCCGCCAGCTCCAGCACGAGCAGTTCCGCAAGGCGCAGGCGATCGACTACATGGTCCGGCCCCCGCTCCAGGTGCCGATGAGCCTGAAGAACAGCGAGGTCAACATCCTCCCCGGCGGGGTCAGCTACGTCGATCCCGCCAATCCGACCGGCGGCATAAAATCCGCCTTTGATGTCCGCATCGATCTCGACCATCTGCTGGCCGACATCCAGGATGTCAGGGAGCGGGTGCGGAGCGCGTTCTACGCGGACTTGTTTCTGATGCTGGCGAATGCGACCGACACGCGCATGACCGCGACCGAGGTGGCCGAGCGTCACGAGGAAAAGCTGCTCATGCTGGGGCCGGTGCTGGAGCGCCTGCACAACGAGCTGCTGGATCCGCTGATCGAAATCACGTTCAGCAATCTGCTGCGGGCCGGGGTGCTGCCTCCCCCGCCGGCGGATCTCAATGGCGTGGAACTCAACGTCGAGTTCATCTCCATGCTGGCCCAGGCGCAACGGGCCGTGGGCGCGAACAGCGTTGATCGATTCGTCGGTAACCTCGGGGCCGTCGCACAGTTCAAGCCCGAGGTGCTGGACAAGTTCGACTCCGACACCTGGGCTGATCAGTATGCCGATATGCTCGGTCTCGACCCGCACCTGATCGTCCCCGGCGAACAGGTCGCGCTCATCCGGCAGGAACGCGCGAAGCAGGCGGCGGCCGCGCAGCAGGCAGCACTGGCTGAGCAGCAGAGCAAGGCGGTTAAGAATCTGGCGCAGTCCCCCACTGGCGGGGATACGGCGCTCACGTCAGCGATTGATATGTTCTCGGGGTACAACACGCCCGGTCTGGGCTCGGGAGGTTAGATCATGGGTTATCAGAAAAAGTATGCGGGCCTGCCGTTTGTCTACGATGATGACGGCGAGATCGTGGGCGTACTCAACGACAGAGGGGAGATGCGCCTGTTCCTGCTGGCCCTTCCGGTCGTGGGGGTTCCGGTAGACGGGGCGTTTGCCACTCTGGCGGTGGACATGACCGCGGATAACGCGGACATCACCCTGACCGCTGTCGAGGCGGGGGCCGCCGGGAATCAGATCTCGATCGAGTTTCTGGATCCTTCAGACGATCTGGTGCCACTGTCGGTTGTGGTGGCGGGGACTGCGATCTCGGTCACTCTGGAGACCGATGACGAGGGGGAGATCGTTTCGACCGCGAACGAGGTAATCGCCGCGATCAACGCGCATCCGATGGCCTCCCGCCTCGTGACCGCCGCAGCTACCGGTGAGCAGACGGGCGAGGGGGTGGTCAACGCCGTGGCGGCAGACAGCCTTGAGAGCGGCGCGACCGCGACCGCGGGGCCGGTCAAGGTGCTGATGTTCGACACCGATTCTGGCGACATCTACCAGAAGATCAGCTCAGTCGCGTGGATGAAAATTCTAGCCGCTCCCGCTCTGCCTTCGCAAGATTGAATGATCAAACCGTAACCGTAGGCCACGTCCCCCGTGGCATAACCTGGAGGTAGGAAATGGCAGATATCACTGCGAGTGTTGCATTACGAGATTTCATCGCCGGGCGGCTGACCACGGCAGGCGGCTGTTACATGTGGGCCACCCTGCACAGCGCCCTGACCGGGCTGTCCGCCAGCTCGGTCTATGCGGCCAGCGGGATCAGCGAGCTGCCCACCGCCAACGGCTACACCGCTGGCGGCAAGACGTGCGGCACTATCTCCGTAACCAACGGAGTGCTGGACACGCCGGACGTGGTCTGGACCACGGGGGCCGGGCAGACCCTGACGGCGGCGGCCTGCTGCCTCTGGATCAACAGCACCAACAACATCATGGGCGCTTCGCTCGTCTGCTGCAAGGATTCCGCGCAGACGGCTTCCAACGGCGGCACGATAACGGTCGGGATCTCGAATCCGATCACGATTCCCACGCCTGCCTAGTAGGGGGTGGCTTGTGCTGATCGACATCCAGGTCTGGTGCAGGAAGTGCCTGCAAATCGACACCATCGAGCGGCTCAACGTCCCGACGTGGGCGGCCGCCCGGGATCCCATCGTGGCCCGGGCGGTCTCCCCGGTCGTGATAACTGGGCCGGGAAAACTGGTCGAAGCGGGGGGAAAGAGCGAGGCGAAGGGAAAGCCCTGGGCCTGCCCCTCCTGCGGCTGCACGGCGGGGCTGCACCAGTACGTTCGCGCTCTCGACGCAGAAGACCTGTCGGCCAAGGAGCGGATGAGGCTGAAGGAATTTCAGTACCATCAGTGCTTCAAGGTCACTTCGGATTCCAAGTTCCCTCCCCCCGCGGTCTTTGAGATCGCACTCAAAAACCCCGAGACCAAAGCGGAGCTATAGATGGCGACCCTCTTCGATTGCGACTGGGAAGCGGGGACAGATGAGAAGAACACGGGCGGGGCGGGGACGTGGGATGCGATCAATGATTCGTGGAACCGCCTTCATCTCCTTTCATCCCCCGCCCTTTGGGGATCCTACTCCCTGCGGATGACCGCCCCCGTTGCACGGGCGGACGTGACGAAGACGATTGCCCCGACCGACGAGCTGGGGATCCGGGTCCACCTCCTGAACCACGGCGGGTTCCCCGGCGTGGGAGCGATCCAGCCCCTGTTCACCCTGCTCGACGGGGACGCTCACAACCTCCTGCGGATAAGCGCCGTCTGCATGGAACCCGACCCGGGTTTCGTCATGACGGCTCTCGTCGTGACGGCTTTCGACACGGGCGGAATCGAGCGCACGGTCGGTGGGATCCTGGCCGTCGACACCTACCAGATCCTGATCAAGTGGAAGAAAGGCACTGCGGGCGGAGCGTCGGTCCGATTCATGCACAAGGATGGCTCGACCGTGTTGAGCGAGGGGTCGCTTTCCACGGAATATACCACGCGCAACACCAACGCGACTCTGATGTCCCTCGGCTCCCTGGCTGGGACAGGATTCACCTACGCAGCGGATTTCGACGAGTTCCAGGCGATTTCCAGCTACGAGTACCCGGAGCCTTCCAGCCTCACTCCGTCGCGCACGATCTACACCCCCTCTGTCACCGTGGCCCCGGCTGTGGCCGTCCCCGCTATGTTCAGCGTCCAGTATGGGACGATCGCCATGGCCGGGATCACGACCACCCCCATCGTGGCGGTGCCGGTGATGACCTCCGACATCAACGGCGGGTACGCCATGCCCGGCGTCACGGTCCCCGCATGGCCCGCAGTTCCCACCCTGACGGGCGTCATGATCCTGATGGGGGTCTACGCCATGCCCGCCCTCATAGTCCACCCTGTGGTGGTTACTGCGGCGATTCACGGCATCCGGTACTTCAGGCTCTGGCTTCGCAAAGTCGAATGATCAAACCGTAACCGTAGGTCACAGTTCTCGGGGTATAACCTTGGCATGGCATACGACCCGCTGGACATCGAGGGCACGGAGGCCACGCTCTCCGACAAGGAGCTGCGTGATCGGCTGGCCCGCGAGTCCGAGGTCGAGGATGTCAGATGGCTGATGAGCAATAAGAGAGGCCGCAGAATTCTGTGGCGTCTCCTGGATCATTCGGGCGTTTTCCGGCTGAGCTTCACGACCAACGCGATGCAAACCGCGTTCAATGAGGGTTGTCGAAACTTCGGCCTTCGGACGTTGGCGATGATCCAAGCGCATTGCTCGGATCAGTATTCACAAATGCAAAAGGAGAACGTCAATGGCAGAGGATCTACTGGGCCAAGCCGCAACGACCAATGAAGGCGAGGCGTCCAATCCTAACACCGAGGGCACCGCACCGGTCACCCCTCCCGCGGCTGATGGCGGGAAGGCGGACGAAGGCAAACCCCCCGCCGGCGAAACCCCGAAAGAGGAAAAGCCCGGGGACACAAAGCCGGATGGCGCACCCGAGAAGTACGAACTCAAGCCCAAGGAGGGCGGGGAGTTCGGGCCGGAATTTCTCGAGGCCTTTGAGAAAACCGCTCGCGAGCTGAACCTCTCCAATGAGGCAGCCCAGAAGCTGGTGGACGAGATGGCTCCCGTGATTCAAAAGCAGCAGCAGGACCAGATCGCGGCCGTGCAGGCCGGGTGGGTCGATGCCTCCAAGGCCGACAAGGAGTTCGGAGGCGACAAGCTGAAGGAGAATCTGGGAGTCGCGAAGAAGGCGCTCGAGCAGTTCGGCAGCAAGGAGCTGGGTGAGATGCTCACCTCCTCCGGTCTCGGGAGTCACCCCGAGGTGATTCGGCTTCTTTATCGTGTGGGGAAGCACCTCACAGAGGACACCTTCGTCGGGGGTAAAGAATCCAAGCCCGCCGGGAACGACTTCGCGGCCAAGGCAAAGAAACTCTATTCCTAATTCCTGAAAGGAAAATATCATGGCAACGTCTGCGCTGTCCGCAACGAATCTTACGCTGCTCGACTGGGCGAAACGCCTGGACCCCGACGGTCGCATCGCGACCGTGGCCGAGCTGCTCAGCGAAACCAACGAGATCCTCCAGGACGCCGTTTTCAAGGAGGGCAATCTGCCCACCGGGGAACGCGTCGTGATCCGCACCGGGCTGCCCACCGTCTACTGGCGGGCGCTCAACCAGGGGATCCCCAACAGCAAATCAACCACGGCCCAGGTCGATGAAGCCTGCGGTATGCTGGAGGCCCGCTCCGAGGTCGATAAGGATCTCGCGCTCCTCAACGGCAATTCGG